ATGGCCGCGATAGTCAAGATCGGCGCCAAGTGGCGCGCCCAGGTACGCAAGGCAGGACGCAAGTCTATCAGCAGGACGTTTGAGACCAAAATCGAGGCCCAGCGCTGGGCGTTGGAGATCGAGGGAAGCTCGGCCGAAACCGCGTCCATGACCGTGGCCAAGCTGATAGAGAAGTACCGCGAGCTGCGCGCCGAATCTGGCCGCCCAATCAAGCCCAAGTCCAATGAGGACTACATGCTCCAGCACCTCGCGGCCGAGGACGACGGGCTTGGGCAGGTGAAACTTGAGAAGCTGGCCACCTCGCACCTGGTGACCTGGTGCCAGCGCCGGCAGCGCGCCGGCGCCGGGCCGTACACGGTCAACATGCACATGTCCAAGCTCGGGACCGCGATTCGACACACGAAGAGCATTCTCAACCTGCGCATCGGCGACCCGGTGGGAGACGCCCGGCCGACCCTGCACCATTTTGGACTGATCGGCCCCGGTAACAAGCGCGACCGCCGGCCCACAGCCAAGGAGCTGGAGCAGCTCTATGCGTACTTCGCCGAGCATTTCCCCTATATGGTGGATGTGCTGACGGTGGCTATCAATACGGGGCTGCGCCAGGGTGAGATTTTCCGCATCCGCTGGGCGGATTTGGACGATGTCCGAAAGCTGATTATCGTGCGGGACCGCAAGCACCCGAAACAGAAGGTCGGGAACGATCAGCCCATACCGCTGCTGGGCGAGGCCTGGGCGGCCATCGAGCGACAGCCGCGCGATACGCCGGATGGCCGGATATTCCCGTACCGTGCCGCGACGGTGAGCCAGCTATTCACGCGGACGTGTGTGACGCTGGAAATCAAAGACCTGCATTTCCACGACATGCGCCATGAAGCGGTAAGCAGTCTATTTGAGGCAGGCTGGCAGATTCCAGAAGTGGCGGCCGTCTCCGGCCATAAGGACTGGCGCCAGCTCAAGCGGTACACCCAGATCGACCCGGCAGGACTTCATAACAAAGTCCTGCCGATGCCGAAGCGTGCCGCCTAGCGGTCGTTGAGCAGCGCCGCTTCGCGGTAGCGCTGGTCGAGGTATTCACCGACAGCCCGCACATCGGCGTATCGGTTGCGGCCCTCGGTGTAGGTTGCGACGGCACACTTTTCATCTGAAATCAGGTTGCGCAGCGAGCCTTCCTTGATGCCCAGCTCGGTGGCCAGTTCGGTCATGGTGAGGCGCATACGGCCGTAGCGCATGTACAAGATGATCGCCGTCGAGGCGGCGGGCGGAATTGCTTGTTTCTCGGTCATTCGGACTCATCCTTGTCTGCCGCGCTGGCACGTTTGAAATCGCATCGCGGCGGTATGGGGCGGGGGGGGTGGACGTCGCTGGATAAGTTGCAGTCGGTGGCGCGGCCGGCGGTGGTCGAAGCTGCCCGGCGCGCGGACGGGCCAATGCCTGGGCGGTGATTTCCAGGCAGCGGGCGAGCGCAGGCGAGCGCAGAGCGTCCGCCAGCGTGCCGCGAAGGCGCGCGGCCGCGTGGGCCTGTGCGAGCTGGGGCAGGGTGGGCTTGTGCATCGCTACGCCCCTTTCCGGAAAACCCAGCAATGCACCGTCGTGGCCTTGGTGGCGCCGGCCTGGCTCGCACTCTGGCGAATGCGGCTCTTGACGGTCTTCACCTCCAGGAACTTATGCTGGCGGCTGGTGCGTAGCACCTTCTTCAAGTCGCCCAGGGTGGGCACTTGTTGGCGGTGCGTAGCTGCAACCTCGATGAAGTGATTGAGGTTGACCGCGATCTCTTCATCGTTGCAAGAATGGTTGAGCTGCGGCGCCATCTCGTCGTCACCGTTGAGATAGGTGTACGCCTCCCAGAACCCCTGCACGATGGGATGGTCCGCGTTGATGACCTGTTGCCGCTCGCCAGCCATCGCGCCGATGAGGTCGGCGGCCGCTTGGTACTGTTCATCAGTCAGCCGAACCACCAGGCGCAGCGCGTCCAGCACAGCCAGCAGTTGCGCGTGGCACTTCATGATGCGGGTCATCTTGATATCGCCGCGCTCGCGCAGGGCGTCAACGTGGTGCTGATAGCGGGAAAAAGCCGTCTCCAGTACTTTCGTCTCGCGCTTGGTGGCGGCCAGGATGAAGCCGGATACATCGCTGGTGGGGGTGGTCTCAAGCGCCACGGCGGCGGCCAGGGTCTTGGCATTCTGGCCAGCCCGGTCGATGTTGATATGCACGATGCGGGAAAGAATGGCTTCGGACGCGTTCACCTCGTTGTTTTGCGAGATGACAATGGATCCTCGGAACGGCGGTTCATAGGTCTCGTTGCCGCCGTTGGCCACGCCGCGCGAACGAATACTGCGGCCGTTGTAGGCCGTTTTCAGCTCGTCCCAATCAAAGGACTTCACGTGGGATTTCTCTTCGCCCAGGCGCTCGCGGTCCGATTCGATCAGCACCACGGGCAAGCCCGCGACCTGGGCGAAGTTGCGAGCGCGCGCCGGCGTGGTGGACTTGGACGGGTCGAAGCCTTCGTAATCGGTGCGCCCGAACAGCTTCCACAGGAATTCAATCAGCGTTGACTTGCCCGAGCCTGCCTCGCCGACGACTTCCAGAAAGGGGTAGCTTTTCTGATGCGCGCGGATTTGTTCGGCGAACAGCGATCCAAACCAGAAGGCCAGGGTCACGATGCCCTTTGCGCCGAATGCGGTCCAGACATGCTGCAGCCACTCCGCCTTGTATTCGTGCGGGTCGCCGTTCACGGTGAGCGTGACGGACTGATTCAGGCTCTTGACCGACAGGCGGTCGATGTCGAAGAAGTCCTCTTCGTTCACGTCGTAGATCGTGCCGCCCTTAACCGCCAGCGCGCCAAGGATGTAGGCGCCATGCTCGCGGCTGTAGCCGATGAAATCGACGGTCTCCACGCGCTTGATGTTGTATAGGCGGCGCTCCATCATCCTGTCGAGATGATGGCCGTGGCCGGAGAACATCGCGCCGGGAGCGATGGCCAGGAGGCGCTTTTTGAACTCGCTGGCGGTGGACACCTGGGACGATGTGAAGGTGTTTTTCACGGGCGGCCCGTCATGCGGGAATTCCACTCGGAAGTAGTACCAGCTTTCGTCCGTGAGCTTGTTTTCCTGGAAGTACAGGGGCGTCGGGTAGCAGTTGGAAATGGAGCGAATGCCTCCCGCCTCGCGCAGCGCGAGCGCGCGCAGCTCGTCGGATGCAAGTTGCTCCGTCGCCTCTTTGCCGATCCGATCCATCGCCTTTTGGTAGGCGTCGATATCCATCCGGAACCAATACAGGCGCTTTCCGAACTCGAAATCAAACTCCGTCCGGCTGTTGTCGTGCTCGTACAGAAGCAGCGCTTTTTCCGTGGCGCTGCGGGCCAGCAGCACCGCACCATGATGCAGGTACAGCTTGCGGCCTTCTTGCGACAGGCGGCGTGTGGCGCCGTCCTGGGCGTGTTGGTCGAGCTGGTAGAGGTCGTTCCAGTCGCGCTTACGCTTGCCATCCTGGGGGATGATGGCCGCCTTGCTCGTCCAGCCGTCTTCGGTAGCGCGTTCGGCGTGCTTGCGCGTGAAGCGCCGGCCGGCGGCGTCGCCGTCCAATGCCCAGACCAGATGCGGCAGATTGTTGGGGCGTGCGTCTGCGAGCGCGCGCAGTGCGCTGAATGGATAGTTGTTGCACGACATCGTGGCGGCGGCCTGGATGCCAACCAACCATAGGGCGATCGCATCAAAGATGCCTTCAACAAGCCACAGCTCTGCGACCTTGGCGGGGTCGAAGCCGGGCGGCGTCCACCACTCGCCCATGTAGCTGCCGCCGGGCTGGAAGCGGGCCTTCTGCTTGCCGAAGCGGCCCGGCTCATCTATCAGGCGTTCCCAATAGGTGCGGCCCACGGGAAACCGCACCGTTGCGGAAACGAGATCGCGCGAGCGGTCGTGATAGGTCTCCTGCGTGTAGCTGCCTGCCAGGCGGGACACGTCGAAGCCGCGGGCGTGCGCCAGGTAGGCGTCAGCAGCCGCGTGTGGGTTGGTCTTCATGTCCTCGGCGTAGCGCTTCGACCAGTGTTCGAAGATGTCCGAGAACAGCTCCTTTACGTGGCCTTCCCAGCCGCATTTATCGAGCCGGCCGCAGCGCAGTACCCAGGGGTGGTCTGCGTGCGTGTAAACCTCGCGCTTCTTGCAAGCGGGGCAGATGCCCTGGCGAAGCCAGCCTTGCCGCTCTTTGAACTCGAAGCCCGCGAGGCGGGACATAACGTCGCGGTGAATATCGGGCTTCATGATTACGCCATCAGGTTGCGTTCGCGCAGGGTGCGCATGGCAGCGGCGTGAACGGCGCAGGCGGCGGTCAGCATGTGGCCGGACAGAACGGTATCGCCGGCCGAGGCCGTCAAGAAGAGGGATTGGCCGGGCTCATAGGCGCCGCGCACCAGATATTCGGTGAGCTTGGCCAAGGCCTTCACCTCGTCATCGTTCATGTGTGTTTCGATGCGGGCATGCACGGGGATGGCAGGCATATTCGATTCCTTCGGAAAACAGTTCCCCGCGACGGGCGCAGATGCGCCCGCCGGCAAGGCGGTATGACGTGGGGTAGGTAGAGGTGCTACAGCGCCAAGGCGGCGGCTTCCTGGGCGCTCAGGAGGTGGGCGATTTCCACCGAAGAAAGAACGCGGGTCCGGCCGGTGGCGCGGTCAACGACAAACAGCGCGTGGCTGGTGCTGCGGTCCATATCGAAATTGACCGGGCTGGAGCGACTGCCGACTTCTGCGATGCCCTTCGCCGCTTCGGTCTCGGCGGTGCGTTGCGAGCAGTTGGCCACTGCCATCAAGTGCGCAACGCAGCGCTCCAGCAGTTGGTTGTCACGCGGCCCGGGCATCGTGGCGCCGTTGTCCTTTTCCACCGCAAGAAACTGGTGTGCCTGGTCGGCGAGAAAGGGGCGGCTCCAGTTGGTGGCGCAACCAATTACAAGTGCAAGACGTTGGCTATTCATCATGGTCTAGGCTCATTTGGCGTGGATCGGACTTCGCGGCTGCAGCAAGCCGCAGGGACGTGCTGAATGGGGACAGGGGCAGCTGAATATCCGGCCTGGCTTGCGACAGGGCAGAAGGCGAGATTGCGGCCACTGCCTCTATGTGTGCCTTCCAGGTGAAACCGCAGTGCAGATTGCGGCATTGGAAGTAGGCGGCGCGCACCAGGGGGGACAGCTGTTCGCTGGTGCGTACCGTTGCCCAGGTCTCGCAGTAGGGGCAGGCCATCCCAAAGCGATTCATTTGGGAGTCCTCTTCCGGCGGCCTCGAGTCTCGCCCTGGCGCTCACTTTCGAAATGCTCCAGGCCTTTGAGGGCGAGCATTCGAATGAATGAGGAATGCGTGCGTCGTTGCTCAATTGCATATGTGACGCAACGCTCGAAATCATCCGCCGGGATTCGAAATCCGACCATCTTTTGTGCCTCGGCGTCAGGAGGCAGGCCGGCCCGGGCCTTCTGGCTTGGTGTATGTTTCATGCTCATTGGCAATTGATAGCAAGTGTGAGCCTCAATTATTTATCCAAATGGATATTTAGTCAATGGGACATATTCAAATGAGCATAGGAAATAGGCTCCGAGAGGAGCGCAAGCGCATCGGCCTGGATCAAGGCCCGTTCGGGCAGATCGGCGGCGTGCAGACCGTCGCGCAATCGAACTACGAGAACGGCAAACGCATGCCCGATGCCGCGTATCTGGAAAAAGTCGCAGCAGCCGGGGTGGACGTGCTCTACGTTTTGACCGGGACGCGGTCGCTGTCACAGGCAGACCTGTTCGCCGATCTCAAACGCTACGGCGACGCTTGGGAGACCCTGGAAATGGCTCTTGAGGCCGCCGGGCGAGAACTAAGCCCCGCGAAGAAGCGCAAAGCGGCCGATGCGCTGTACCAGGCGAGTAAGGCGCAGATGTCGATGGACAAAGACAAGTTGACCGAATTGGTTCTGCAGTTGGCGGCCTGATTGACCGCCCCATAAAAAGGAGGAAGAGGTGTTCCGAGTTGGATTTGCAATGGCCCTGATGGTGACCGCGCCGCTGGCACAGGCGGCGGGGCAGTGGTACGAAGGCGGCACGCTGCACAGTGCCACGCTGAAGGAATGGGCATCCGCTACGACGCAAAACAAGATGGCCACCATGGCCGATATGGTGGTCGCGGCGAAACTGGCGAAACGACCGATGGAGGTTGTGGAGCAATCCGTTAGGGCCGCGTCCTGCATTGACGAGGTGGCCAGCGAGAAAGCGGCCCAGGGCCAGGAAGTGGCCACGGTCGCCGCCCTGTGCATGATGAACGGAAAGAAGGGGTAGCGCCCGCTGACTGATCGAACCGGGTATATGAGGCCGTTGGGGGGGTGCCGGTTGCCCTACATTGCCGGCAAGGGCTGCGGCTGTTCGCGTGTGCAGTCGTATGGAGCTGGCGAACGCACAGGAAATATAAGAAATGCAGAATCCTCAAGACCCCGGTTCGAACGTTCATTTTCTCAACTTGCCTGCAGCCGACGTGAAAGCCGGCGATGTGCTCGGAACCTTGTTCCATGCGCTCAAGGGTGCGAAGGAACGGAGACAAGATTGCGCCGCCGCGCCGGCTTCCAACGATCAGCGGATCAGCGGTGATGGCAACATCCAAATGTCTGCGCAGGCAATGCCAAACCAGTCAATCGCCGGCAACAACAATATTCAGATCGGCGCGCTCAATCTGGTGGTGCAGGTAACGATGAACGTGAAGCGATAGGACACGGCGCGTTAGTCCGCGTCGTCCTCAATCGTGGGCAGGTCGCCGTCAGACGGACCCTCATCGGTCTTTCGCGCGTCTGCCGTTTCTCCCTCGCAACTGGTCGTCAGCCCGCCATCGTCCAACTTGTGCGTCACACGCGATAGCAGCCACACGGTGGAGCTGATAAGCGGTTTGGTGCCCAGCATGCGGACCTTAGCCTGCGGCGTCAGGTCCGGCCGGCCATAGGCCAGCTCAAAACGCAGCGTGGCGGTGCCGCGCTGCAGGCGCGCCCATTCAGCGCGAGCTGCCTCCAACGCGTCCTCTTCGCTCGCATACAGTTGCCGCAGGCGCTTGGCGTTGCCGATCACGCCCGCCAGGACATGCCGGCGTTTGGCCTTGCCCTTGTCCTGCCAGGACGCATGCACGCCGGTGTACGAATCGCGGTCCGCGACTTGGTAGCGGATGGCGTCGCCGTCGCGTCGCGTCAGCTCGATGGTGGGCATCTCCTTGCCGCTGGCCGTGCCGCCGTTGCCGATGGGCAGGAACAGCAGCTTTCCTTCCTTGATGGTGGCCACGGCGTCGTAGCGCTTGCCAATGCGATTGAGAAACGCCAGGTCTGATTCGTCGGTCTGGTCGATGTGCGCGATCTTCGTTGCGCCGAACGAGCCAACCACGGGCGCGAGCTTGTGCGCTTTGGCGATGGTCTCCACGATGGCTTTGATGCTTGTCTTGTGGAAACTGCGCGTGGCGCGCGTGCGCAGTGCATTGCTCATGTCCGCGCTGCGCGCGCGCAGGGTGATGATGTCGGGCGGCCCGGAAAACTCCACCTCGTCCACCTCGAAGGTGCCTTTGTCCACCATGCCGCGGGCATCGTTCCAGCCCAGGAAGACCCGCACGGCCACGCCACGGCGGGGCAGCTCCAGCAGGCCGTCATGATCGCTCAACGTGATATCGAGCTGGTCGGCCTGGTCCGATCGGCATTCGGTGATAGACAAGCTCATCAGGCGCGGCGCCACCTTGCCAGTGACATCCCTTCCGTCGACGGTGACGCGCCAGCGCGGCGCGGCGTATTCGGCGCGCCCGCGTTCCAGGCCTTCGGTGAACGTGTTCAGCATCAAAGCCCCCAACCGGCGATAGAGCCGTCCATCTTGTCGATGGGAATTTGCAGGTCATCGAGCAACGGCCGGGCCTGTGAATCGTCCACGCACTTGAGGGTGACGGTGAAGTCCGATTTCTGCGGCAGGCCGTTGACGAAGAACATTGAATCTTCCGCGTCCAGGCCAGTGATGATGAAAGCGCCGTAGACCGTCCCCATGCCATCGACCATCACATAGGCCTTTCCCGTGTCGCCCATCCGTCGCAGCAGCCGGATGGCGCTGGTGGTGCCGAAGAGCTGCGGAATGATCGTCCCCGTCAGCGTAATGGTGTCTTCTCCCTTGCCGACAAACTGGTAGGCCGGCCCCGCGCCCATGCGTGAATTCGAGGGGTGCCGCCATTCGTTCTGACGCTTGAGCGTCTGATATGCGGCGGTCGGCAGACCGAAAATAAACATGCCAAGGGCCATCATCATGAGCGTGGTTCCTATTCGTTGTCGTAGTAGGCAGAGCGCAACCGCGCCGCCTTGTCAGCATCCCGCCGGCGCAATACGTCTTCGACGGCTCGCGCTATGTCGGCCTGGCCAGCGCCGGCGCCGTTGATGTGGATGGTGATGGTGTCGCCTTGGATGGTGATGGCGCGCCCGCCGGCCGCGCTTGCCGACATCGGCGGCCGTCTGTCGATCCTTGCCAGGGCTCCGGCTTCGCTAACCATGCCAGCGGGCGCAGCCAGGGCGCTGCCAGGGGCCGCGAGAGCGCCTGACGCCGGCAACATGGCCCCACCTATGGCCACGGATGCGGCGAGCGCCTGGGCGGCCTTTACGGCGGCCGGCTGGCCCGCCTCGATGCCCACGGCCGCACCTTCCGACACAAACCCGCCCATCTGCGCGAAAACGCGGCTGGGCGAATGGATGCCCAGCTTTTCCTTGAACCATCCGACGATGCCCGAGCCGATGTTGGAAATCGACTCCTTGAGCGCGCCGGCCATGCTCGATATGCCGTTGATAAGCCCCTGAATGAGCATTGAGCCGAATTCTGTGAAGTTGCCGGGTAGCTCGATGCCCAGCGTTCCCAGGGCGCCAGAAATGGCCTGGTAGAGCAGGCCGACAGGCGACCAGTTCAACATCAGCGCGCCGATGCCGGCCAGGCCGCCGTCAAACGCCACCTTCACGGATTCCCACAGATCGCTGAAGAAGGTGGTCAGGCCGGTCCAGGCGGCGGACAGGATCGGCATGGGGTTCAACGAGAGCAGCAGCTCGCCCAGCCAGGTCTGGGCGGAATCGAAGGTAGCGGTTATCTGCGTCCAGAGGCCCGAGAAAAAGGCCTTGATCGGCGTCCAGTACTGGTAGATGAAATACGCGGCGGTCGCAATGGCCATGATGGCCAGGCCAATGGGATTACCCAGCAACAGCTTGCCCACGGTCAGAATGGTCCGGCCCAGCAGGCCAAAGCCGCCCTTGGCCAGATTGGCCAGCACGCCCATCAAGCTGCCGCCCTGAATGCCCAGCATCGACAGCCCATAGCGCACCACGATGAACGGCCCGAGCACGGCGGCGAGCGCCAGGGTCAACGCGCCGAATGCGGCGGTCAGGGCCGCGATGACGGCGGCGGTGGCGGTCAACGCGCTGGCGAGTCGCGGATTGGCTTTCATCCACTCCCCAACGCTGCTGACGATGCCGGCCAGGCCACGGGTGAGGCGGCGCAGCGTGTTGTCGTGCAATTCCTCTACCTGGATGCCCACGTCCTCAAACGCGCTTTTCAGCTCGTCCAGATCTCCTACCAAGTTGTCCGCCATGGTGCCGGCGGTCTTGTCCGCCTCGCCCGCGGATTGCTTGAGCGTGGCGACGAACTTCTGCAGCTCGCCGGTGCCGGCTTGCTCAACCAGCACCTGCAGGCCGCTGAAAGCCTCTTCGCCGGCAATGTGCTTGAAGAAGCCCGAGCGCTCGGCGTTGCCCATCTTCGCCGTCTTCTTGTGCAGCTCCTGCAGGATGTCGGGGAGCTGTCGCAGGTTGCCTTTCGCGTCCTTGGTCTTGATGTTCAGCTTGTTCAGGGCGTCGGCCGCCATCTTGGGCGGCGCTGCCAGCCGGCCGATGATGGCGCGCAGCGCGGTGCCGCCCATGCTGCCCTGAATCCCCGCGTCGCCCAGCTTGCCGGCCATCGCGGCCACGGTCTCGATGTCCTGGCCGACGCCGGCGGCCACCGGCGCCACATACTTCATCGTCTCGCCCAGCATGTACAGGCTGGTGTTGGACCGCGTGAAGGCCGCCGTCAGCACGTCGCCCACGCGGTTCATCTGTTCGGCCGGCAGTTTGAAGCCCGTCAGGATGTTGGACCCGATGTCGGCGGTCTGCGCGAGATCGGTGTCGCCGGCCTTGGCCAGCGAGAGCATGCCGGGCATGGCGTCCAGAATGGCTTTGGCGCTGAAGCCGGCCATCGCAAGAAAGCCTTGCGCATCAGCGGCCTGGGTAGCGGAAAACATCGTTGTCGCGCCCAGGTCGCGCGCCTGCTTGCGCAGCGACGCCATTTCGTTGCTGGCTTTGTCCACGCGGGCCAAGGCCTGAACCTTGCTCATCTTGGCGTCGAATTCAACACCAGGCCGGATAAACCGGGACTCGGCATAGAGCGCGCCGCCGCCGGCGGCCAGGCCCGCAGCACCGGCGCCAGCCATCGCACCGACGGCGGACTTCCCCGCGCCATACTTTTCCTTGGCGGCTGTCAGCTTCTGCTGATGCACGGCGGCGGCCTGCAGCTTCTGCGTCTGGCGGGTCAGGGCTTGGGATGTGTGGTCAACCTGCTGGCGCAGGCCCCTTTCGTCCCGTGCCAGGCTCGATGTGGATATGCCGGCGCGGCCCAGGCTTTCGCGTAGGCGCTGCAGCTCCGTCGATTGCTGGCCGTGCCGTTCTTTGAGCTGCTGGGCGGTGCGCACGGCCTGATTGAATTCCCGCGTCATCGCGCGGGTGGGGTTGGCGGTGGCCTGCATCTGCTGGGCCAGGGTGGCCACGCGCTGCTGCGCCGTGGCCATCTCGGCGCGGGTGGTTTGCAGGCCGCGCGTCAGCTCGCGGAACTGGCCGATGTCGCGCTGCGCTGCCGTGAGCTGCTTGAGCTTGCCGCGCAGGTCGGCGACGCCTTGGGCGGACGCCGCCGCCGCGCCTTTCATTTTCTGCAGCGGCCCGGAAAGCTTGTCCTGCAGGGCTGCAATCACGCGCAGTTGTAGCGCCTTGTCCATCTGTTACGTCTCGGGTTGATAGCGCACGCGCGCGCGTTCGCGCCAGTCGGCCAGCTCGGCCAGCTCCATGGGGTCCATGGCGGCCGGCGGCCAGTGGAAGACCATGGCGATGTCCGCCATGGCGTCCTCTACGCAGTTTGGATAGCCAGCCGTTCCGCCTTGCTGATAAAAAAACTGGCGAGCGTGGCCCCCGCGCTCAACAGGTCGGCCGGGTCCATGTCGCGGATCTCAGCGGGCGTCAGGATGGGATCGCACACGCGCGGCAGGACGGTACACAGCGCCTGCACATCGACCTGTACCAGCGACATGAGGGTTACGCCACGCAGCGCGCCGGCCTTGGGCTTGCGGATAAGCAGACGGGTGATTTCACCGCCGGCGCGCTTGATCGGCTCGTCCAGATCGACCGACTTCAGGTCAGGGGTGTCGATGATGGCGGCGACTTGGGCGAGGGCCTGGCTGTCGATGGGCTGGCTGGTCTTGTCGGTCATGATGGCTCCAAGTGTGGGGGATGGTTACAGGCCGATGGCGGTGCGGATGGCCTGCATGGTGTCAACGTCGCCGACCATGTGAATCATGTTCACCAGGTCGATTTCAAAGACGGTCTGGCCGTCGTGCGATTCCTTGTAGTAGACGCACTCGGTCACGATCTTGACCTCGGTGTCATCGCCGACTTTCGACTCGCCCCGATCAATTTCCGAGTGCCGGCCGCGCACGATGATTTCCACTGCGGTCACTTCGTTGGTGTCGTCGCGCTGGTAGGCCTGGGCGAAGCGCAGTTGAACGCCGGCGACATCCACAGCGCCGTACTGCTGCAGGATTTGTTTCACGACGCCGCCGCAGGTCCATTCGACCTTGAGCGCGTCATCGTCCAGGCCGAAGTCAGCCTTGATGGCGCCGGCGACGCCGCCCGCGCGAAACGCTTCCATCTTGCGGGTGAGCTTGGGGAGGGTGACGGACGTGGCGACGCCGGCGTAGCTGGTGCCGTCGTTGTACACGTTCATATTTTTGAGCTTGGCGGGCAGTCCCATGGAATTGGCTCCGAGTATGCAGAAGGCCCAGCGCGCGGCGGCGCTGGGCGTAGGGGATTAGGCGGCGATCCGCTGGGAGAAGTCGAGCAGATAGCGGTCGGTGATGCGCTGGCGGAATCCCAGGTCTTCCAGCGGCGGCACGGGTGAGTAGTCGTAATCAAGCACCAACTTGCCGCTCTTGAGCGATTCCTTGGTGTTCGGCGCGTCGTCGTACCAGGCCTGGCCGTCGATGATGTAGCCCAGGGCCTTGAGCTGGCGGAATTTGGCGTTGATGCCTTCCAGAATGTCTTTGACCAGCGAGGGATGCAGGGGCGCGTCCACCGCCCACATATGCGCCTCGGCCATGGTGTCGGCCAGGATTTGCGCGGTGCGCGTGTAGTTCTCGAACGGGTACAGGCTGGTGGGGCCGGCGCAGGTGCGGCTACCCCAGAAGCGAAAGCCCGTGCGGTTCACCAGCGTGGTGATGTCCTTTTCGTTCAGGTAGCCGGCGTCCGTCGCGGGGTCTTGCAAGTCCCAGAAAACATCCTTGCTGATGCCGGTCACGCCGTTGACCGCGACGTTGGACAGCACCTTGTGCCAGCCGATGTCCTTGTCCAGCTTGGCCCGCAGGCCCAGCGCGGCGGCAGACGCGGTAATGATGCCCTCGGTGTTCGCGCGGCTGTCCCACCCCAGGAAGTCGGGCCACAGCAGCATGAGTTCGCGTTGCCCGAAGCCTTCGCGGAAAGCGGCGGCGTCTTCCTTGGTCTCGCAGCCCTTCATGCTGGCGTAGGCGAAGCCGCGCAGCTTCTGCGCGATCTCGGCCAGCGCGGCCGTGGTGGCAGCGTTTTCCAGGCCGGGAATGCCGATGATGCGGGGTTTCAGCTTGGGGCCGGAGTTCTGCGCGGCCAGCAGCGCTTTGAGGCCGGTGTAGCGGCCATCGCTGGCGGCGCCGCCGATGACGTTGGAGGTGGTCTCGGCTTCGGTTGCGCCCTGCGCGACGCGCACGATGATCGTAGCGGGGTTGGTCTGGGCGCTGATGGCGTCCAGCGCGCGCGCCAGGGTGCCTTTGGTGCCAGCCTTGCCGGCGGCCGCCATGATATTGGTGGCCAGAATCGGCGTGTTCAGCGGGAACGTTTTCGGGTCGGCGTCTTCCGCCGTGGCCACCATTCCGACGACGGCCGAAGATACGGTGCGAATGGGGCGGGTGCCGTCGTCAGCCTCGATGACGCGCACGCCGTGGTGGTATTGGTCAAGTGCCATGGATGAACCTCAGAGTGGTGAGCAGAGCCCGCATAACTCTGCGGGTATGGCAGCCAGTCTGCCGGGGGGGGCTTCGCGCGCGCACGGAAATTCATTTGTGTCTCGCAGACATACAGGGCGCGTGCGCCGGTCAGAAAAGCAAAAGGCCCGCCAGAGCGGGCCTGTAGTTGCATACGTCATTCGATCGGAATGGGGACCGGTGGCGGAGCCATGACCAACAAACCGCCAGCGGTGATGCCGGCAATTTCGCCGCCGTAGTCTGCCCATTTTTCATACTCGCCCGTCGCGAGTCGTGTCGCGTCCTTCGGCACTTGGTCGCCATGTCGCTCCGTTGTGTAGAAGCCGCGGGTCGAGGGACTGTAGTAACGATTCGTGGACATTTGCACTCCTTAACGGCCGTAGGCCTCATAGCGAACGATGACATTCCAAGGCGTCGAGGTGGAAGAGTTCCCCCGAATAACTGTGAATCCAGTTTTTGTAAGACTCCCGGGTTTGATTGCGCAGCTCACCTGGGTTGGCGCTGAGGTCTCAATTGTGAGGTTAATGATCAATGCGTCCTGCAGAAATGCCTCGGGGAAGGTTATGTTCGCTTCAAGGGTCGAATTCGGAGGGATAGTGACCTGCGGCACTACGCCCCAGTTTCGGGTCATGCCACCGGGCATTCTGTCGAAGCCGTTGTAGGTGGCCGAGTAGTTGGAACCTTGAAACGCCGCTCGCAACGATGCGGGGCTGATGGTCAGGTCGTCTCGCGTAAGGCTTTGAGCTTCCGGCGAAGTGGCGCGGCGCGAGATGCCGGGGGTCGCGGTGGATGCCTGCGGTACGCTGATTCCTGAAAGTGCCGTGAGAACGAATTCGGTTGTTGCCAATCGGTTGGAACTGTCCGCAGGCTCCGGAGTCGGCGCGGTGGGTTCGCCAGTTAGTGCAGGTGACGCCAAAGACGCGCCGGCTATAAGCGTCAGAACTTGGCTTGGAGTCCTCGTTGTCAGGGAAGCATTATCGGCGCCGAGCACGAAATTTCCGGCTGCAATCGTTGCCAGACCAGTTCCGCCGCGCGTTACCGACAGGGTGCCGGCGTTAGCCTTGCTCATATCCAGTCCAGTTACATTCAGTGCAACAGGAGCGGTACCGTCAAAGCTCTTCGCTTCTGCTGTCGCGCCGCCGGTGATTGAAAAGGATCGAGCGGTGGAAAGTTTGAGAGCCGCCGCAGCCGTGTCGGTTTTGTCCAGTTTCTTGGCCAGTCCGTCTTCAACGAGTTGACGCGTAGCCAGTACCACTGCGGGGTCAATCTTGAGCGTGAAATTGCTGGTGCTGGAAACCTGCAGAACCATGCGCACCACCTGCGTGCGTGCCGAACCTTCGGCCATCTGCGGCTTGTAGGTGGGCGGACAATTGCAGACCGCGACCAGATCGCCGTCAGCGTCGCGCAGTCCCATTTCGCGGACCCACCACCCGCCGAACTGCTCCGGGATGACCTGTTCCACTACCAGCCAGGCCGGATTGCTCGGGTCAACGAATTTGCGATTGATGGGCGCGCGGTGCTTGGAGCCGATCAGCGAGGTTTGCTCGCGGCTCGGCACGGGCAGCACGCCGCCGCCGTCACCGACTTCCAGCTCGGTGATGTTGACGGGGACGCCCAGCGCCTTGGCGTTGGCCTCCTTGGCTTCGCCGATCTTGGTGAGGATTCCGAAATAGGTAGTCATGGGTATACCGTCAGGGTGTCGATGATGTGCGTGGTCACGGCCGAAGACACGCCGGCTGCCACTTCCACAGGTTGGGGTTGATAGGGGTATACAGTCATCACGTCGCCGTCATACGACGCGAGGCAGTGCTCCAGCGGCGCGCGTACCTCCACCGCGATGGCCAGGCCGATCAGGTGCTGGCTCAGGCGCTTGGTGCTGTCGATGAGCCGGCCCAGCTCGTAATACATGCCTTCGGATATGCCACTGTCCAGCACGCCGATGGTGAGCCGAAAGGTGCCGCGCTTGCCCTCGGGTGCCATCTGGTGCCACTCGGTGACTTCAAGCAGATAGCCCAGCGGCTCCACCACGCGCCGCAGTGCGCCGATGGTGCCTTTCAGCCGGTGTATCAAGAATGAATTCGCCACGGCCTTACGCTTGGCGGCGTCCGACCATGTGTCGTCCCAGCGGTCTACGGAGCGCTCCCACGCCAGCCAGGGCAGCAGCGCGCTGGGCGTGGTGCTCGCACGGCGAAGCGCCCGCAGGGGCAATGGGATGTCCTCGATGTCGGCGCCGACCTGTGCAAGCTTGCGCTCAACGGGCGTAGACGATGGCGGCAGCAGCAAGGGCTTTTCGGCCATGTCAGCCCTCGGGCGCAATGGTGACTTCGACGCCCGTGCAGGTGGCGGCCTGGGTGGCAGACAGCACCATATCGTCGGCCGGCTCGATCAATTCCAAATGTGCGACGCCTTCGACATGCAGGGTGGCGTTGATCGCGGAGCGCCAGACGGACACGCCGGCGCGGCGGGCGCGGTTGACGTAGGCATTGCACGCACGCGTGGCGGCCTCCAGCGCTACGGATCGCCCTGGCCCTTCGCCTTTCATGTGCAGGACCGCGCGCACGGCGTAGGGAACGATGCTGCTGGATTGGACGGTGAGGCGGTCGCCCATGGGCCGTATGTCCTCGTCGCTGAGTTTGGCCCGTACCTTGGCCAGCAGTTGCGCCGGCGCGGTGCCATCCCCATCACGCGACAGCACACAGATGAGCACATCGCAAGGTTCCGGCGTGGTGGCGGTGACATCGGAGACTTGGCCATCAGCACTCAGGGCATGGAAGATGTAGCCATCGCGGGGACCGGCCGTTGCCAGTCCTTCCCAGGCCATCTGCGCGCGCTCGCGCAGCTCGTCGTCGCCTTCGTACACCGCCTCCACCGGCGGCAGGGCGGTGGGGTCGGCGGGCCTGATGACCAGGCGGCGGACGTTGTACTCGGCGGCGATGTGTTCCAGGTTGGCTCCCCGCGCGAAGGCAAGAAGCACCGCGCGCGCCGCATCGTTGACGCGCTGGCGAAGGATGACTTCGCGTTCGGCGTTCTCCTGCAGGGTGATGACCAGCGGTTCGGATTCCAGCGCCAGCGCCTTGGCCACGGCATCGCGGTCTTCCTGCGCGAAGAGGGCGAGATACCGCGCCTTGCGCGTTTCCAGAATCCGTTCGTAGTCCAGCGGCTCCACCACTTCCGGGGCGGGGAGCTGAGAGAGGTCAATGATGTTCTGGCTTGCCATATCAGGCGCTCAAGGTGGTGGACAGGGACACGCTTTCGGTACGGTCGCCCGTGTCGGCTTCGCCGTGGACGTTCAGCACCAGCGCGCCGGGCCGGTCGGCATTGATGCTGGCCGACAGGTTGCGCACACGCAGCCGGGGCTCCCACAGCATCAGGGCGGTAGCGGCTGCGGCGTAGAGCTGCAGCAGGGCGGCGCCGTTGGTCGGGGTGTCGATCAGGTCGGCGGCCATGGCGCCGAAGGGCCGGCGCCGAACGCGCGTCCCTATCGAGGTCGTGAGGATCTTCGTCACAGACTGATTCAGGTGTTGGCGGCCGCTGATTCGCAGGCCCGTGTTGGCGTCCATCCCGATGTAGGTCATGCGCCTGCCCCTGGTCCTTGGGTTTGATCGCCGCCTTGCAGCACACCGCCGTGGGTGTGCGTATGAAGCACGACGCCGTGAGACGACAGCTCGCCATCGGTGTGGCGCAGATCGCCGGTGATGGCGGTGCTGTTGCCCTTGCCGTTCTTGCCGCTCATGCCGGCCTGATAGGTAAACAAGCCCGTCACGGTCACATTGCCGTCAAGGGTGATTTCGGGACATTTGACGGTGGCGGATTCGCTGGCCTGGATCATTGCCGTCTTGATGCCCTCCGCAGTGAGTTTGCCGGCTTCGTGGTCGTAGACGATGCGCGCGCCGTCCGGATAGCGCGTGACATGCTCCGCTGCACTGCCGGAAGGGGCGGGGATAGCTTCCGAGTTCAGGCCGGCCAGCACCACGCCGCCGGCCGGGTCGCCGTCAGGACAGAGCAACACAACTTGCTCGCCCACGGTGGGCGGGTTCCATGTCGTTGTCGTGCCGGCGCGCAGCTCCAGCCACGGTAGCCAGTTGGTTTCAAGATCGCCCGACGCGACGCGCGCGCGCCGGCTGGCTGGCCAGATCGACGGCGGAGACCGTACCGATGCGGATCAGGTTTGAGATGAGGCGGAAGAGTTCGGCGATGTCATGCATAGCGGCCATGTTGCCGGGCCGCCTTCGCGCGCGCACGGGGCGCGCCTTGTGCTTGCGCGTACTACAGGCGTTGGCCTGCCAGGTGGCGGGCCAGGGCGTCGAGAACCATGTTGCGCGACCGCTCGGTAAAGCCCAGCAGCTTGCGGCGGGCGTAGCGCACGGGCGCTTGGCCGCGCGCTGGGCGGTCTGTGCGGCCTTCCTGGTGGACGCGGGCCAGGCGCGCCACGCCGCCGCTGTAGCCGACCACCGCATCGGTGTCCGTCGCTTCGACGCGCAGGTATCGAGAAGTGCGAAGTCGAGCGAACATCTTGCGCCGAATGGCGCCGCGCTTGCCGCGTAGGTTCTTGGTGCGGCGGGGGGTGTAGGGCGTGCCGTCCGGGTTCTGTTGGGCGGCAATCCGCTGCCCTTCGGTGCGGCGCAGCTCTACCGCGATCGCGCGGTTGACGCGGCGTCGCTCGGCCGGCCGGAGCTGCGCCAACAGGCCGGCGACCCAGGCCTGCACGTCCGATAGATCGTCAGCCATGGGTTTGCCGCCAGTCAGGCACAGTCACAGTGTCAGGCTCGACGCCCGGGATGGCGATTGTGACATCGGGGGCCGCTTCGGGCAGCTCCGGGTCTACCGGCTCGTCCACATGCTCGGCCACCATCGAGCCGTCAGGCAACTGCCGCACGACAACGCGCTCGGTCAGCGGCAGCTTGATTTCGACATCGGCCGCGTTGTGATTCAGCAACTCAACATCAAACTGGATGGCATTGGCGCGCCGCTCGGGATTGGCCATCAGCTCGGGCTGCTTGATCCGGAGCCAGGCCAGCAACGGGAGCATCAGGGCGTCGGCCACGCCGGCGTAGTCGGTCACCACGATGGTGATGGTGTAGCGGTACTCGTGCGAGAGGTTCAGCGACGCCGTGCAATGGATGCTGCCATCGTCCACGAAGATGTGCAGCCGGTCGGGATTCTCGGCAAGGTAGCGGTTGCACCTGGTCAGGTACTCGCGCAGCTCATTGGCCTTTCGCATGGCTCGCCTCGTCCTGGCACTTGATGATGGTGTCCACCTTGGCGGCGCAGATGGCCCAGGCGGCTTCTATGCGGTCGATCAGCAGGTTCAGATCGCCCTCAGTTCGCGGGGCCGCCGCCGGCAGGCTGCACGGGGTCACGGGCGCGCAGGTATTCAGCGTAAGCCGCGGACCCTGTGATGGCGGGGCGCTGGCGCAGCCCTGCAACAGCATCAGGCAGCAGAGCATCAGCCCAGCGGCGAATTTCCGGATTTTCATTCTTCAGCCTTTCAAGGTCGAACGTGCGCTGATCCAGCGCGTTGCGAAATTCATCCTGCGTGCGCTCCAGTTGCGCCAGGTCGAGACGTTGCGTGTCCATGCGGCCGCCCAGCTCCAGCATCTCGGCAGTCTGGCGCTCGATAACCTGGCCGTAGTTCGTGATGGTGGATTCCTGGCGCGCGATATCGCCGCGCTGGGACCAGACCATCAGCGCCAGGGCGGCGATGGCGAGATAGGGCGCGGCCGCCTGCAGGAACGCTTTCATGCGGCCTTCTCCTGCCCTTCGCCGGAGAGGCGCGCGTAGGCGCGCTCCAGCTTCACGTCGTAGAGGTTTTCCGCATAGGCCGGCCCGTTGTAGCGGCGGGCGAACAGCGCCCACTTGCGGCCCTTGAGCGCACGGTGCAGCTCGGGGTCGGCCAGGATGAACGTGGTGAAGGCCGCCAGATGATCGCCTTCGCTGCGGTGCTGCGCTTGCACGAAGGCCCCCACATCGGCATAGCCCAGGGTCTTCCAGTGATAGCCCATGATTTGGAACAGCCCCCAGCTCGCCGCCTCTTGGGCGGCAGGCGCGCAAATCTGCGACGCGCTCGCCAGGCGCACGTACTCGGCCGCGCCGCCGGCATAGCCGCCGCGCTGGCGGCTCAGGATGGATGTGCGGTCGGCGTGCCGCAGCGGGTCAATGCCATGCTCGATGAGCTGCTTCCAGAAGACATGCCGCTCAAAGAGGATGACGGGGCGACCATCGGGCAGAAAGCCGCGCCCGCGCGATTCCACCTCGTTCACTGCCTTGATGCTTGCCAGCGGCACGTCCAGGCGCTCGGCGGCGGCGATGAGGTCGGATTCCCGCAACAGGCGCGACAGGTCGAAGTTGGCCAGCGCGGCGCGGCTCTTAGGCCCATAGACGCCATCGACCACCAGGCCGCTGGCCTTTTGCAGCGCCGCCACGGCGTCACGCGTCGCGTCGTCGTAGACCGCCGTGCGCTCGATTGGGTAGCCGGCGCGCCGCAGGTCGGATTGCAGGTCTGCCACGGCTTGGCCGATAGCGCCCTTGCGCAGAATGTCAGACATCGGAGTTTCCTCGGGTGAAGGTGGCGAGATTGCCGCGCGCGCGCCATGCGCCTACGCACAGCAGCGCGGCAATGACCAGCTCGGACGGGCCGGCAGGGGAGTGCAGCAGCAGGATTTCGACGGCGCGGCAGAACAATGCAGCAATCAGAGCGCTGGCCAGGCACGACAGCAGGCGGCGATGGCGCGCGCCGTTGGGCTGATACCACAGGAACCGGCTGGCCGTGGCGGCGTACAGAAGGGCGCAGGCCACCGCGATGAGAGAGAGGGTAGGGGTAGGGTGCAGGTCGGTCATTTCTTGTCCCCCAAGCCCCGGAAAACGGTTCCCAGGTCGAAGTCCGGCGCCTTGGCCAGCAGCTTGAGCGCCAGCGGCACGATAACAACCGCGCCGATCAGCGCAGGCAGGAAGGATTCCTTGGCCAGCTCGCGCGCCACGATCTCGCCCGCGCCGCCGTAGCCGCACAGGCCCGAGACCAGAAAGGAGGCGAAGCGCTTCCACGCGGTGAGGTCTTTCTTGGTGCTCGCCACAAGGGCGGCGCCCATGACGGCGCCGAAGGCCGCGTTTGCGTCGATCAGCGGCAAGATTTGCGACAGGGCCGCGCCGGATACCAGCGTGGTGGCCACTGCGCCCGATACGGTCGAGGGTTCGGCCATTGGGTTCAGTCCCAGAGTTTGACGGCAGGCGCCGCCGTAGGTTGAGGGGCGGCGTCCGGCAACACGACGACATGGCCATGCGGAAGCACCGCGCCCAGGTCGGCCAGGCCGGGATTGAGTTCGTAGGTGGCTTCCACCACGTCGCGCGTGGTGCCCAGGCGACGCCAGCAGAGCGCATCCACGGTGTCGCCTTGTTGCGCGCGGACCTTCATCAGATGAGGTCCACGATGTTGCGCTTCTTGCCGATGATGTCGGCCAGCGCCCAGCGCGCATTTCGCCGGTGGTCGTCGGGCGCTTCGTTGAGCGCGTCGGCCCGTTTCTGGCCGGCTGCGGTGGTGTCGTAGTCGGTCATGCGCTCGATGAGATCGGCCTTGGCCAGGCTGTAGACGGCGCGCCGGTAGGCATGCTCCAGGCGCGTGGCGCCGTCGATGTTGTCGGCCGGCACATCCTTGAGCTGGGCATAGCCCTGCGCGGTTTGCGCTACCTTCCAGGCGGCCAGGCTGTTACCCGCCTCCAGCACTGCGCCGACCAGGGCGAAGCGCAGCCGCGCATCGGTGACGGTGCCATCCAGGCGCAGCGTCTCGCGGGCATTGTCGAGGTCTATGTTCGGAAAGAAGCCATCGTTTCCGATCAGCTTCGGCTGTGCGGCGCGGGGCGCGGGTGCGGGTGCGATGAAGCTCATGGCTTGTCGTAGTGAAATCGGCGGTGGGCGGGCATCCAGCCGGTCTAGGACCGACCTTCCGCCCGCGCCGCCGTGCGCTTTGGGGGCACTCGTTTAACCGGCGTTGCCGGCGTTCTTGATCTTGCGGTCCAGTTGCTCGATGAGCTTCTTCGCGCCCACGCCGCTGTGCAGCTCCACCGCGCGCCGGAGCTGCGCGACGGCCGCGCGGGCCATCTCCAACTGCGCGCCGCGCGGCTCGTCGCCGGCCTGCGCCGCCAGGGTCTTGCCCAGGGCCAAATGCAGCTTGGCGCGGGCTTGGTCCGGCGCGTCGTGCCCGTCCACCAGGCGCGCCACTTCCTGCAGCAGTTGCATGGCCTGGCCGTGGTCGGTGACGACGCCATCGGCGAGCTGGCCCGCCACTTCGTCCAGCAGCAGGGTGGCCGTGTTGCGCTTGAGGCGTTCAGGAAGCTGCAAGTCATGGCGCAGCACGTAGTCGGCGAGCTGCAGGCCGCGCGAGAATGCGCCGATGTCGAAATGCCACACCATGAGCGTGGTGACCACCTCGTCCGGCTGGCCTCTGTTGCCCGTCAGCACGCCGTCGAGATAGTCGGCGTAATCCGGAACCATCTCGCGCTTGGTCGAAATCTTGCGCTCCACGGACTGGATGTCATGCAGGCGCCGGCGGTCTCCGGTCAGCTTGGCCATCATCTGGCCGTAGATGCCGCCCATGACGGCGGGCGCGGCGTCATCGGCCGCGCTCGCACGTGCGGCCAGCACCCGCGTGCGGTGTCGTTGTGCGGGGCTGGTCATGGTCAGGCCTTCACCAGCTCGATGTTTTCGACCAGCGCGGCCATGCCGTAGTCCTCGATGACGTAATCATCGTTGGAGCTTTCGTAGGTGTCGATGCGGCTGCGCTTGGCGTTCTCTTCGATGTGGCGACGACGGCCGCCGATTTGCCAGTACAGCGACAGATTGTCCAGCGTGGTGATGAGCACCTTCTTTTCGGGGAAGAACGGCGCCTGTACGGCAGCGAGGCCGCCAATGCGCTTCTGGCTGATGATGAGATCGGCGGCCAGGGTGTCGGTGGCGCGGTTTTCTTTGTTGACCAGCGGAAAATACTTGTCGTGCATCAAGCCGCGCCCGACGACGGCGACGAGGTCGGGATTCTCGCGGTGCCACGGGTCCAGCAGGGTGATGGCGTCGAAGACCAGGGCATCCAGGTTGTCATAGTCGCCGCCAGCGCCAACCGTGACTTTGCCGGCCGCGCTGCCAGCGGCCATGACGCGCTCTTCGGCATGTTCGCGCATCTTCTGCAGCCAGCCCTTGTTCACGTCCTGCAGCAGCGGGTTCTTGCTGGGGTCGGTGGTCGCGGCAACGCTGATGCCGTTGAACCCGATCATGATGCGGTCCAGCGCCTGGCGGTGGATCAGCAAATCACGGATGCGGGTCTCGAAGTCGGGGAAGTGCGCCCAGGCATCCAGCTTGGCGTAGGGGATGAACGAATCGAAGTTCGTTTGGCGGCAGTGATAGCCGTTGTCGTCCATCGTCGTCAGGTCGCGGGGTTCGCGGTCCTTCGTTTGGGTGTCGGTCCGCGAGGCGGACGGGCCGCCCAGGTTCAGGCCCAGCTTTTGGCCCTGCTGTTCGGTGACGCCGGGCATGTTGATCTTGCTCAGGAAGTCGGAGCTTTCCTGGATCTTGGTTTCCAGCGTCTGTTGCACGGCCGGCTGAACGCTGAAAGTCTGGGTGACGCTTTCAACCTGGTTCAGCGCGGCCAGGCCGCCCAGGTAGGCGTTGAAATGGGTGCGAGTGTCGTTGCGCATCTGATGGTCCGGGTCTGGTGTGGTTAGGATGGTTTCGGCGGCTGCGTGGTCAGCAGTCGGTCTTTACGCGATCGGTGCCGCCGGCAGCGGTGGGGCGCTGCGTGAATTGGCCGGGGGTCTTGTCCAATTGCGCGCGCAGCTCGGCCAGGTCCTTTGCGCTCGCGGCCTGCGTCTTGAACGCTTCCAGTTCGGTCGAGACCTTCGAGACAGCGCCGGCCAGGTCGGTGGTGGTTTTCGTGATCGCGGCCTCCAGCGCGCTGAATGCTTCGGTCGCGGCGGTGATGTCCACCGGCGGGGCGGAGGCCGGCGCCGGCAGCGGGGCGGGGGCAGGCGCCTGGCTCGGCAGCATGGAGCGGAAGAAGGCGCCGAACGCCTGTAGCGCCTTGGTGGTGGCTGCGGTGTCGGGGGCGGGGCCGGCTTCGTCGTCGAAGTTCAGGGACGTTTCCAGCAGGCTGGAGAACATATTGCCCGGCGACTGCTTGCGGCCCGCGAGGGGATTCTCGGCGGGGTTCTTGGCGGCGAATTCCAGGATGGAGGTTCCCAAGCTCGCCGGACTGTCGGTGACGCCCAATCCGACCAAGCCGCACTTGCCGGTGCCGGCGAAGTCTTCCTGAATCTCGATGGACGTGTAGATCTTCTGGCGACCCTTGGTCATGGCGACCAGCGCCGGCGTGGGGTCGAGCTGCGCCTGCAGGGCAAGCTTGCCCTCGGCGTTTTCCTCGGTACGCACGGCCAGGACATCGCCGTAGGCGCAGAACGGACTTTCAGGAACGACGCCGCGAATGTGCTCCATCCAGATGCGCGCGCCGTACTTTTCGCGGCTGTAGGTCGCCGCAATCTGCTCCAGCCAGGTGCGCTGAATGTTGCGGCCGTCGGTGGTCTGGCCTTCGGTGGCCAC